TTAATGGTTGAAGTTTATAGTCGTCTAGAACTGATGAAGAAAGGACAAAGACCTCTTTCATTGTGGATTGATTGTCTTAAAGATGAGAGAAGACCAATTCAGAAAATTATTGATGGAAACACTCGCTTATTTGCTATAGCTCCTTTGGGGTTTACAATAGTGATGAGAATTTTCACACTTGATTTCATAGCTATGAATCAAGCTTCGTGTTTAGAGTCGTTTTCAGCTATCGGGATAGACCCATATTCCCGAGATTGGGATAATATGTTGCGTAAAATGCGACGTGTTTCTCGATTTGGATTCGATGGGGACCATAAAACTTTTGACGGAAAATTACAACCAGAATGTATGTATGAAGCAATGGAAATAATATCAGACTGGTATGATTTGTATCTTGATGGAATGGACATTCAGATTGGAAATGCTCTGTTAGAATTATCAGCTGACGAGTGTCGGCAAATGAGGAGAATATTAGTTGACGAGTTAATCCATACCTTGCATATGGGATTGGATTTATGTTACTACACTCACCAGGGTAACCCTTCTGGTAACCCTTTGACTGCTGTCATCAATACAATAGTCAATGCGATTTATTTGCGGTGTGCTTATTATGAGCTAACTAATCAGATGATTGTAGGCGATTTCTCCGAGAATGTGCGTGAATTTATCTATGGAGATGATTTAACAGTAGCAGTATCAGACAAGCGAAGAACAGCTTACAACTTTAATACTGTTTCACAGTGTCTTGGAAGATATGGATTAGAGTTGACACCAGCTCACAAATTAGACACTGATCCTCCGGACTATATGTTACTTGAGAATTTAAAATTTCTCAAGTGTGTTTCAAGATATGACACGCAGCTGCAAGCTTATGTGGCTATGATAGACAAGATGACTATCCAGGAATTAACTAACTGGGTGCGAGCATCAAATGAGCAAGAAGGAATTGCGCAACTTTATGTGAATATAGAGAACGCGGAAAGGTTGGCATTCCTACATGGAAAGATATACTACGATGAATTTAATGGTAAAGTTAATAGAGCATTACAGAGAGTCGGACTACAAGTTGCACCAAACAGATTTGAGTTGTTGCAAATGGAGTTCATGGACAAGATGGATGGCTAATCGAGTAAGT